CCGGACCCACCGCCCCCCGGGGGGGGCCGGCCCCGGCCAATATACCACCACCACAACAGACAAGGAGGCAAAAGGATGAACATGATCGACATCACCCCCATCATCAACGCCGTCATCGCGCTGGCAGCCGCCGGCGTCACCGTGTTCCTGATCCCGTGGATCAAGAGCAAGACCACCGACGAGCAGCGCAAGGAGCTGCTCGAGTGGGTGAAGATCGGCGTCGCCGCTGCCGAGCAGCTTTACAAGGGGCAGGGCCGCGGCGAGGAAAAGAAGAAGTACGTCCTCGAGTTCCTCGCGTCCATGGGCTTCACCGTGGACGAGGAGGCCATCAACGCGGCTATCGAGGCAGCAGTCAACCAGCTCAACGGCGGCAACCTGCCGCTGGAATAATCAACGCAGAGGGCGGGCCGGCTGGCCCGCCCTTCATTTTGCAAGGGAGGCAATATCATGAACGGAAGCAAAGAGAAACCGGCGCTGAATATGCGCTACTACAACAAAGAGATCGACGACGACCTCCCCTATGTCGGCACCCTAAGCTACGACGAGGAGACCGGCCACATCTATGACGAGGAGGGCGACGTCGTTGACGAGGACACCATCGCATCTTTCCTCGAAGGTGACGGAAAGGGGGACGACGAAGATGAGTAACAGCTCGCTGATCTCCTACACCAAGCTCAGCCCCAACCACTCGGGCAAGCGCACCAAGAAGATCGACACCGTCACGATCCATTGTATGGCCGGCCAGCTCTCCGTCGAAAGCTGCGGCGCTCTGTTTGCTAAGAGCAGCAAGGGAGCGTCCAGCAACTACGGCATCGGCCCCGACGGCCGCATCGCCCTCTATGTGGACGAGGGGAACCGCTCGTGGTGCACGTCGTCCAACGCCAACGACCAGCGCGCCGTCACCATCGAGGTCGCCAGCGACGCCACTCACCCCTATGCTGTGAACAGCAAGGCATACGACGCGCTACTGGAGCTTGTGACCGACATCTGCAAGCGCAACGGCATCAAGAAGCTCGTCTGGTCGACCAGCAAAAACGACCGCATGAACCACCTGAACGGCTGCAACATGACCGTGCACCGGGACTACGCTGCGAAAGCCTGCCCGGGCGACTGGCTCTACAATCGCCACGGAGAGATCGCAGCCGAGGTCAACCGTCGGATCGGCTCCGGCAGCAGCACACCCTCCACCGGGGGAACCACCGGCAGCGCCGCCGGCATCAAGGTCGGCGACGTGGTGGAGTTCACTGGCTCCAAGCACTACGTCAGCGCCACGGCCACGAGCGCGTCGAGCTGCAAGCCCGGCAAGGCTAAGGTCACGGCCATCGCCAAGGGCAAGGCGCACCCCTACCACCTGATCGCCGTCTCCGGCGGCGGCTCCACCGTGTACGGGTGGACGGACGCGGCAGACATCAAGACCAGCAGCAGCTCTACGGCCACCTCGTACCTCGTGAAGGTGACGACCGACGTGCTGAACATCCGCAAGGGCCCCGGCACCAACTACGGCACCAACGGGGCTATCCGCGACAAGGGCACCTACACCATCGTCGCCGAGAGCGACGGGCCCGGGGCCTCCAAGTGGGGCAAGCTCAAGAGCGGGGCCGGCTGGATCTCGCTGGACTACGCCAAGAAGGTCTAATTGTGCAACTTGCCACCGGCGCGGCGCGGATCGGTGCCGGCCAGAAGCTATGAAACCGTCAGAATACACAAAAAGAGCCCGCTCGGGAGTGATCCCGGGCGGGCTCTTTCTGTTTATGCACTCATTCCTCTGTGGCGTCGTCCTCTGCTGGATCCTCGCCGCCATCGCTCTGCGCCGCCTCAGCAGCGGCCAGCTCGGCCTCAGTCGGGTGGAAGCGGACAACATAGCCGTTGACATCATAGAAGCCGCCGAGGGCGACCGTGAAGATGTCCACGATCCAACCGATCCCGAAGAAGCCAGCCGTCAGCGTCCAGATGACCCCGGTGCCAATCTTCCCCACATAGTAGCGGTGCACACCGAGCACCCCGAGGAAAATGCACAACGGCAGGACGACCGCTTTGCTTTTCGGTGAGGTGGGGCGCTGTGCTGCCGGCACGCTGGCCGGCCGGCCGCCACTGGTCGTGTACGACAGGCCCGTGCCGGGCACTCCGACGGTCGTGTGGCTTTTCCCGGTCGTGCTGACTGTGTGCTTCAGGCCCTTCGGGCCGAAGGTGACGCTCGCGCTCTTTTTATTCAAGTTCACACGGACGCCGGGAGCGATCTTAATACTGCGCCGGAAACGTAAACCCATTGAAAAAACCTCCTTTTCGTCTGTCCTATTGCGTTTTTTAGTATTTAGTCATCTTTGGGATAATATTATCACGGGCGGCGTGTTATTGTCAACTTGCACTACCCATCTTTGGCATAAGTGGCAGAAAAGGAGGCGGCGCGTATTTGAAAATATACAGGCCAGAAGGCCGATGCAATATCTCAGGCGAGCGCGTCCGCGCAGCCAGAGAGCGGGCCGGCATCTCGCAGGAGCGCCTCGCGTACAAGATCCAGATCGCGGGGCTCGACATCACGCAGAAGGCCATCAGCAGGATCGAGACCGGCGACCGCATTGTCGCCGACTATGAGCTTGAGTACCTCGCCGACGCCCTCGGCGTGACCATCTACTACCTGCTCGGAAAAGAATGAAAGCAGCGCAGCCAGAGCGGCCGCGCTGCTTTTCTCTTGTCTCCCCTCTTGACTTTATACAACAAATGTTGTATAGTAAAGACACACGAAACAAAAGGGGAGGCGCTCAACATGGAAACGATCACCACCGGGAAACGCCTGAAGGCGCTGCGAGAGGATCGCGGCCTGTCTCAGTCGCAGCTCGCCAAGAAGGCCGACATCAACAGCCGAGTGCTCCAGACCTACGAGCAAGACGACCGAGACATCGCGGGGGCGAAGCTGAAAACGCTCCTCAAGGTCTGCGTCGCTCTGGAGTGCCGGCTCGAGGACATCGTCACAGACGACGAGACGCTGGCGCTGATCGCGGCATACAACAGGCGATGACAACGAAGGGCGGCCAGCCGGCCGCCCTTTTTTCTATTTCACGGAGGGATCACCATGGGGAAACACTTCAGCCACCTGACACCAACGCAGCGCACGCAGATCGACGCCTTCAGGCGCGCCGGCATGAAGGTCGTGGACATCGCCAAGGAGGTCGGCGTCCATTACACCACCATCTACCGGGAGCTCAAGCGGTGCACCTATGAACACCTGAACAGCGACTACACGACCGAGATCCGATACAACCCCGACGGGGCGCAGGCTCGGTATGAGGCCAACCTGCGGGCGAAGGGCCCGGAGCTGAAGATCGGCAACGACTACGAGCTCGCCGACTACCTGATCGGCAAGATCCGGGACGAGAAGTACAGCCCCGAGGCAGCCATCGGAGAGGCCGAGGTCATGGGCTGGCCCTTCCGGGTGCACATCTGCGCAAGCACGGCCTACAACTACATCAGGGGCGAGATCTTCGGCGACGATCTCACTGTGGAAATGTTACCGCAGCACGGGAAGCGCCGCAGGAAGCCGGAGCGGCCAGAGGGCGCCATCCCGAGAAAGCCGGCAGGAAAGAGCATAGAAAAGCGGCCGGAGATCGTGGACACGCGCACGACCTTCGGCCACTGGGAAATGGATAGTCTCGAGAGCGGCAAGGGCTACAAGCGGACGTGGCTCATGCTGACCGAGCGAAAGACCCGCCGGGAGATCATCGTCTCCATGAAGGACAAGACGAGCGAGAGCGTCGTCCGGGCCCTCAACGGCATCGAGCGGAAACTGGGCGCTCTATTCCCGCAGATCTTCCTCTCCATCACCTGCGACAACGGCACCGAGTTCTCGGACGCCGAAGGCATCGAAAACAAGCGCCGAGGGAAAGGAAAGCGCACCACCGTCTACTACTGCCACCCATACACGCCGAGCGAGCGCGGCACCAATGAAAACCAAAACGGCCTGATCCGGCGACTCGTCCCGAAGGGGACAGACCTCGGCACCCTCTCGCCCCAAGAGGTGAAGGCCGCCGAGGCATGGCTCAACAGCTACCCCCGCAAAATGTTCGGTTTTCTGTGCTCCGAGCAGCTTTTCCGGGAGGAGCTGGCCCTCATTCTGGCCCGCTGAAAAATTTTTTAGACTTTTTTAGCATTTACTCTTGACAAACGGCCTCGCCCCCATTATTATTAAATGCACAGAGACTCACATGAGTCGCCTGTGCATTTTTCTTTTTATATCGACCCCAAAAGACGGAGGTGAGACCGACGGGAAAATACCGCTACCTGACCTTCGAGGACAGGAAGAAGATCGAGGCGTGGCACCTGATCGGAGACCGGCCGGCCGACATCGCGGCCCGCCTCTCCGTCCACTACACCACGATCTACAAGGAGCTCCAGCGCGGCGCGACCGGCGAGCTGGACAGAAACCAGCGCGAGGGGTATAGCGCAGAGCTGGCCGAGAGGCGGCTCCGTGAGAGCTTCAAGCGCAGAGGCAAGAAGGCGGTCGCAACCCTCGCACAGTAGCCAAGAACACCCGGCGGCGCCGGGCCGAAGAAAGGAGACGCCCCACATGAGAAGCAGAAGAAACAACACGACCCTGACCCGAAAGGTGGACAAGTGGAACACCCGAAAGGTGTGGCTCATTAAACGCTACGCCGACGGCCACTACGCCATCAATCAAGAAGTCGGCGGTCGTGTTTTTTATTCCCGCTTCCAGCGGGCCACCAAGGCGCAGATCGCGGCGATCTTCGCCTGCTGCTGATAGCCAAGCACCCCGGCCGAGGCCGGGCCAAGATGAAAGGAGCAAGACCATGACCTACGATCCCAATGTTTTCGGATATGTCGACGGCCAGCCGACATACAGCCGCGACGAGTTCATCTACAAGAAGCGGCGCAGAGGCCCCATCACGGACGACGCCGAGCTCGTTGCCTTCGCTGAAAAAGTGACGAGCGGATGGTACAACGCCGGATGGCACCAGACGTTCACCACCTACTACCTCGGAGACTACGCGCTCAGCGAGCCGCTCGACAGCATGACCATAAAAGAATACAACCGGCTGAAGGATCTCCAGAAGGAGGCGCGACAAGAGGCAGAAGCCGCAGAGGCCGCCCGCTGCTGGCAGCACGTCGAGACACTCCACTGGGCAGACAACAGTGTCGAGGAAGTCTACAAGGACAAGGACGGAAACATCAAGCACGTCATGACGGTCGGCCCGCACGGCGACGCCTGCTGAAGGAGGCGACACCATGAACAGCAACACGATCCTCACCCTCTCCGACGAGCTCCTCGAAAGGTACCGCAGCTCTATCCCTCGCAAAGCCTTCGAGCGGTTCGTCGAGGACATCACGACGGGGCCGGCCGCGACGGCCGCCCCGAAGTTTGACGCCTCGCTGCTCTGCCGGGCCTCCTTCCCGGCCGAGCTGGAGGACGACGGCGGCCGCTGCATCGTGGAGGTGACGGTCTACCGGCTGAACGCCGTGGCCGTCCACACCTTCCTGCTGGACGGGCCCGAGCCGCTGCTGCGGCACCTCGGGCTCTCCGAGGCTGACACCTACATCACCAAGCACGACATCGACGACCTCGTCACGGTCGCCCGTATCATCAGAGAGGAGGCGCCAGCATGGCAGCATTGAAAGAAGTCGCCCGGGAGTACGCCAGCGAGATCCGCGACGGGATCGGCTGGGTAATCGTCTACCGCACCGGCCGCTCGTGGCACGCCCTGACCGTCTGGAGCGACCTCGGCAACTGTGAGCATATACCAGCAGATCCCCCGCGGCGGCTACATCTGCCCGCATTGTGAGAGCCGGCTGCGCGCCGGCGAGACACTACCCAACCAGCGGCCCGGCCAGAACGACCGGCCGCAGACAACGAAAGGAGCAAAACCATGAAGAAGGCCCTCAAGACTGCCGCCCGCGGCACCGTGTTCCCCTACGCCGGCGAGAAGTGGGTGGTGCTGGAGCACGATCCCGCCGGCCGCACCCTCTGTCTGCGCCTCGACCTGATCCCGAACAAGCCCTTTGACGAGAACAACTGCAACAACTTCGCCACCTCCAGCAGCAAAGAGTGGATGAACGGCCCCTACCTCGACAACCTGATCGACGCCGTGAAGGGCCCCAACGCCTTCCTCCAGACTGAGCTCGACCTGACGGCCGACGACGGCCTGAAGGACTACGGCACCTGCACCGTCACCATCTTCTCGCTGACCGTTGACCAGTACCGGCGCAACCGCGATGTAATTCCCAACGCTGACGACTGGTGGTGGCTCTCTACCGCGTACAGTACCGCCTCCAATGGGTACGAGCATAGCGCCCGCGACGTCAGGGACGATGGCGCGCTGGGCGGGGACGG